AGCAGTCTAGGGGGTGAGAGAAAAGTTTCCGGCCGGTCTAGCCTGCGCTCGGTCCCATCGGCTCTTCACAGATGGAGTTTTCTGGGTTAGAACGTGGGCCTTGTCGCCCACGCAAAGCGATGCAGGTCACCTCTTCCGGGAGAGGTAAATGTCCAGGCCTCCCCTCATCTTAGGTCGCATGGCTCCGCTACTCTTGATAGTAGTGGCGGGGACCACTTGGGGGTTGCGTTTTAACACGACAGGCCTGTTACCGCGGGGCCGCTTCTTGCGGCCTCCCTTTTTCTTCTTCCTCTGGATCATACCTAGTCCGGCTGACACCGCCGCAGCGGCGGCCGGCAAATACATCTTCAAGGCCTTAAGGACGCTGGTGATGATCATTGTGTGGTCAGGGTTATCAAAGAAAAACCCCACCTGACTCAGGGCCAATTGGGCCTGGTGCAGGCTCTCCAGCGTAAGAGGCGACATTCCAATCTGGAACAGAGCAGATGTGGTGCGGAACTCGATGTGCCAAGAGATGTTTACAGCCAAAGCACCAGGGTTGGCGCCAGGATTGATAAACGCCATGTTGACCAAAGACGTATTATCGAGGCGGTAAATGGGCACAGCCGGTCCTGGAACGACCACAGCATTCGTGGTGACTGCGGTGTAGTCGTAAAAATCGGCGAGGTCCGTACTAGGTGGACAGTATGTGTAAAGACCAGTCTCCAGGGGTAAGAAGGCTTTCTCGGAGGGATGCAAGTTGGAGATCACTGATTTGGACGTTATGAAAGGGTTCCAAGTGGCTGGGCTCACGCGCCCAGCCAATATGGTGCCACCCTTCAACAAAACCTGCGTGACGTTCGTGAACAATCCACCGACTGATGTTAGCCGGGTGGAGTTCCACGGCAGTGTGGAATTCGCAATTTCTGCAGGGTAAACCAAAGGAAGGAACGAATTGGCCGTGCCACCAGATGCAGCAACAGCCAGATTTCCAGCATTCGAGCCGGATGCAGTGTACGTAACAGTTCCATTGGTCACCAACACAGACACATTGGTGCTCATACTCCCGGCTGGAAAGGCTCCGGTGAACGAGTAGTCAAGATTGACCGGCCGGACCCAATTTCCACCCGAGGACCAAGCAACGGTGGTGGACAGCCCTCCCTGATTGGCGGCAGTGACATTAGCGGCCACTTTGGCGTTCACCACCTGCCCAGGCGCATCCCAGTACTCATACTCAATACTGATGTTGCCGGAGTTGGTGTTCG